CAACAACGACTGGGTTCTTTCCGACAACCGAGTCCAACTCCAAGAGGGTTGGTACCTCGTTCCCCCCTCCTTCGTTGAGGAGTGAACGGCCATGCCCGCCCATCCCAGTGGGGGGCTCAATCGCTCTAAGAAGGCTTCCGACCACGTTGGCTACTTGCACCTGTGGGCGGTAGAGGCTCATCGCAAGAAACGATTCCCGGCTTGGACGCAAGAAGAAATTCTGTCGGAGGCCTACATCCAAGCCGATCGACTTCTTGCCACAGTCTACGACCCATCCAAATCCACAGTGGTCACGTTCCTCAAGAGCTTTCTTTGGGGGGCAGTCCACTACGCCTACTGGACTTCGAACGGATTTCGATTCACGTCTTCGGGTCCCCGCTTGAAGTTGCACGTTACAACTGATACACTCGGTGAACACGTTGCCCTCCCCCCTCCTGAGTCAATGGACTTGCCAGAGTTCACAGAGGAGGAATGGACAATCATTCGTCTTCGCAATGACGGGTACACTATGATCCGCATTGCAGCGGTTCTCGGATTGAAGTCCCCGCAATCCGTCTACAACCGCATCATCAAGATCAGGGACAAAATCAAAGGCGTAAAGAATGCCACCCACGACAGACCCGCAACCCCTTCCGACTGACCGCGCCCGCTCCGCCCGCACCTTTCTCGAGAGTGAAGGACTCATCGCGCGGATCCCCTCCATTCGAGCCTCCGACTACAGCTCCGCTCTGACCGACCCGTTCGGTTACTACTTGAGGCGGCGCCTCGGGCTCACTCCACCCCTCATGTACTCTGAGGCTCTCTCGCGCGGCTCCTACTTCCACACACTCTTCGCGCTCTACGACCGCGGTGACCGCGCCCAAATCTTCAAGCGCCAGTGCCAAACTCGCTTGGACGAATTGAACGCCTTGTGCCGGGATCTCCGCATCTCAGAGAACGCGCGAGTCGAGGCGATTCAGAATGAGCAGATCGACCAGGCCTTCGCTACCTCTTGGTACGAAGCCTTTGAGACTCTGCCCTGCATCAACTCCAACCCCGCCGCTCAATACTTTCGATCCAACTACACCAAGTTGGGTGCCGAACTCCGGCTCACGTGGGTGGATGAGCGGTTCCCCCGCACCCGCCAAGTAGCCCAGTTTGATCTTCTCCTTCTTGACCGTCGAACCAATCGTCTGTGGATCGTAGACGCCAAGACTACTGCGTCCCCCCCACTGGTTCGGTTGTCCACCGTCAAGGAGGAGTTTCAAACGATGCACTACCTCCACGCGCTCGAGTGGTTCTTTGACCGTGGTCTCCTTCAAGAACGCTTCAAGCTGCCGGCCAACACCACGATCGGTGGCATGATGCACGTTGCCATCCTCAAGCCTTCGATCCAGTTCGGACAACTTGACCGCGACTTCCACTGGGAATCAGAAGGCAAGCGCACCGGTGTAGCCGGACGCATCATGCGCTCCCCTGTCAACCTCCAAGATCAGGACACCCACGTAATCAAGTGGACTGCGAATCAGCCCTACACCGAACCGTTCTGTGGCACCGTGGACGAGTGTCTTGAGGAACTCTACAAGCACACAGGCAAGAAGCCGGAGAAGGTGTTCGCCGGGGAACCATCCCTTTCGAACTACACAGCTCGTTGTCTTCGGTGGTACACTGGACAAGGTGAGTACCTTGACAAGGTACCTGACTTCGTCAATGATCCTCCAATCAACATTTCTTACACTCATTCGTCAATCTTCCTTGACAACGATTGGCGAGCCGACTATCTTTCCCGTGTTGCCATGATCTACAAGTTGGCAACCCTTGAGGCAAACCCATGCAACTTCCTGAAGAACATCGACTCAATTCGGATGGGCAACAAGCTGGCCCACTACAGCCCCTTCTACCTGACGGAGCCGAAGGACTGGCCGTCTCTAGTTCAGAGTCAGCAGTTCCTGATCGCGCACCGAGACGCCGGCGATCTACCGGCGGTTCCGGAACCGCACGAATTCGACGGGCTCGTGGAAAGTCTCGAACCCGAACCCCAACACTGATGTTCGAAGAGGAGTATGTTCGGCAGGTGATTGGTCCGAAGTTGTTGCCCGTCTGTGCCTCAGCAGCATCCATCAAGGAAGCATGCACCGCATTCAGCAAGGCCTACGGCTACAACATCTCAGCCAAGAAGTTGACCCATTGGCTCTTCCTCCTTGGGATTCGTCCCGAGAAGAAAGTCTTGTTCGTGGGGCTCTCCCTGCCACAACAAGTTGAACTCCCCGAGATCGAAGAACCTTTGTCACCTCCGGTGCCAACTCGATTCCCAAGTCAACTCGACATCGCGCCACCCATGGGTATCTTCACCAACGTGCCTATGCCTGGCTTCAGCGAATAAGGAACAAGAATGACTGTCACGACCCATGCAGGAAAGCTGCCTCAGCAGCGTTACCCAAGCCTCGGATTCTCCGGAATCCGTATGGTTCATCCGCCCGAGAAACTCTTTGGTCTTATCTGTGGGCTACCAGGCGAGGGCAAGTCCCAGTTCATTCACTCACACCCAGACGCTTGGGTGTGCAACATGGACTGCACCTCTTCCCTTGGAGACCCTCAAGCAACCATTTGGCCGGGCATCAATCCGCAAGGGCAACCGATCGACGTGAACGGAGAACCCCTCGTCCTCACGTGGGAAGCCGTTCAAACCAAGATCGAGTTGCTCTGCAACCTCGCCAAGAACAATCAACCTCGCCCGGCCACAGTCTTCTTCGATTCTCTCGGCACTTGGATCCCCCTCCTCAAGGACTGGATCACCCGTGCCAATGACAAGAAGGACTGGCGAGATATGGACGGTCGCCGCTCGTGGGATCAACTCTACGACATGGTGATCGACACTTGCCTCACCCTCCGACGTTACGGCTACGGGGTCTACATCATCTGCCACGTGGTCAACGCCAAGATCCCATTGGGCGACGATCGTTTCGTCTTCAAGCCCGAGCTCACCATCACTGACGGCTTCTACAAGCGGCTCTATCCCCTCTTCGAATTGGTGGCCGCAGTCAGTTCTGAGTGGGTCACCGAGCAGCGGGAGGTTGCCCAACCCCCAATCGTCAAGGATGGCAAGACCGTAACCCTCAAGCCCAAGTTGATCACGGAGAAGCGCAAGCGTTATCTCTTCTCGGTAGACTCCGAGACCCTCGCCGGTATCACGAAGCACCGCGTCAAGATGGACGCCGAGTTCGAAGTGCCCGAGTCCCACGCATGGGCAGAGTTCGTTCGCAAGTACACCAACAACGCCGGGGCGTAACCCCGGACAACCCTTTAGGAGTGTAAGAGTTATGGCAAACGACAAGATCAGCGCAATGTTCGCAGCACAGAAGGCCGCATTCGGAGACGCAAACCCTGACACCGGCGTCGGAGGCCTGGGGGAGTGGCCGGCAGAGGGCGAGCATGACTGCTACGTGCTCGGCCTCGAGATCAACGAGAAGGCCACCTACCGGTTCACGGACTCACAGGGCCAGGCCGTTGAACTTTCCGCAACCGAGTTCCGCTTCCGCTACCAACTCTTGAACGACGAGTCAAATCCCGACTCGCCGCTTGTGTGGGGCGGAGCACCCTTCACCTTCCCTGACACCGCTTCGGCCGTCACTTCCGACGGTCGCAAGACCGGTCTTCAGATTGAACGCAACCGCTTCTGCGGCCATCTTTCCACCCTCCTTGGAACCAAGGTGGGAACGGCTGATGGTCTTGATGTGGCCAACGCGATCGACAAGGTCAACGAGTACCTTGGATCGGACAAGCAGATTGTCTGCACCGTCCGTTGCCAGTACCGTAAGGGCAAGGGCGCGAGTGCTTCGCGCATCTACAAGACCGAGTTCCTCAACAAGCTTCTCTCTGAAGCCTAAGTAGACCCCCCCACTGGAAGAGGGGGTGGGACCCACAAGTTCCACCCCCTCCACACAGTCCTCTTCCCCGGGGGTCGAGAGTGCATTGACCGCCCTCCTTGCGTGGCATCAAAGGTGCCCGAGGACAACCGCCTCATGTCAGCAGTTGAAAGCGATTCGATGGATCGATCAATCGAGCTCTCGACCCCCTTCGAGGAGGTTTCAGTTGAATCTCGTTTCTCCGAGTTGAGCACAACGATCCGGCCGTGGAAGTTACCTATCCCCCTCAAGATCACTTATTCGTCTCTTGCTGCTGCGGAGCTGAAGCACCCGTCTGCTCCGCATGCAAAGGCGTTCAACTTGAGGGGCAGAGCCTACCCATCCGTCCTCTCGTTTCCCCCCACTGGATCCGGAAGCGCGCGTCGACACTGGTTGGTCCTCACCGGTTCCTGGAACGAAAACGTTTCTTTGCCCTTGGGTGACGACGCTTTCGCCTACGAGACTGAGCCGTGCATTCGCGTGGATGGCTCGGTACTCAAGATGGCACACACAGGCACCAACAGACAGGTGCACACCTCGTTCGTCTCCCTCGATCGCTGCACTCTTTCCTCCTTGACGGCCAGGATCCTGGAGTTTGACTCCGACTCTAGGATCCTGGCTCGTCTTTCTCCGCGCTACACCACCGCCACGCTCAGGCTGTGGCGCACCCGCCAGCTCTACCAGTTTTGGTCGGCCATCTAGTAGCCGCCAAAGCCCTCGAACGCTTGCCCCCCACTGGATGCCGCGGCTTGCTGTTGCTCGAGACTCAAAGGCATTGGATCGATTCGGCGCGATTGCATTCGCTGCCGTGCCGTGTCCGCCCCAACCACGGCCTCTTCTTCAAGACCCATTTCGCTGGCTCTTGTCGCCGCCATCTCTTGGTACATCGGACGCTGATCGGGTGGCATTCGATCCAAGATCCTTTCAGTCCTGGAGACCAGCCGGTTCTTCATGGCCTCGTCCAACTGCTCCTTGCTGATCGTCAAGTCCATCCCGTACCGCCTCTTGAACTCGGCTCGCACCCTCTCCATCTTCGGGATCTCGTTGGCCAACAAAGCTTGAATCGCCCGTTGCCGGTACTGCACGATCTGCTCCCGGTTCTTCAAGAGGAACCCATCGAAGTCGCTCGTCTGCTTGAACTGCCCGAGATCCACCCCTAGTTGCCGCGCGAAGATCATGCCCGGGGTTTGGTAATCCACCAGGGTTCCGTCCGCCTTGAACACAGGGATTCTCCCGTCCTCCGTTCTCCGGTTCGGATCGATGTACGTCTTCTGCAGGCTGCCCGGCAACCCAAACAAGAATGTCTCCGGCGCATTCGGAGCCATGCCCAACGCCCGCGAGATAGCCACGCCGCCGGGCACCAACCGGGGAAGGTTCTGCTGTAGCAACTCTCTCTGTCCCGGATCCAATGTACCCCTGACGATGTTGACCGGGATATCCACCACGGGCGGAATCGGCACGTACTCGTTTCCACTCTGAAAGAACCGTTCACCCCCGGCCAACTGCGTCAGACTCGCCCCGTACAAACCCGAACTCAAGTCCAGCCCGAACGTGTTCTTGCCTGCCTCGTAGAAGATCGCGCTGATGCCCATGCCCCGCACGAAATCTTGACCCATCCCACCCAACTTACCTCGGCCTCCGAGACGCCCTGCCTCGTGCGTGAAACTTGTGAGGCTCCGCACCGGGAAGCTCAAGAACTGCCGCATCAACGGATTGTTGAGCGCCCTGCCAAACGGGCTCACGCCCTGGAAGGCCATCGGCGTATTCAGCATGTTGCCGCCGAATTGTGTCGACCCAACAAAGTCATCGACATCTCTCAGCAGCCTGTAATAGCCTGGGCTTCCCGGCTCAATGTTCACCCTTTTGTTCCGATACA